AAGTTAAAATCCCCACAAATACTAAATGATACCACTTATCATAGCTGGTGCCCTCACTGGTGCCCTCGCGTACACTTATATGGGACAGAACCTCGTGTCCGCCTCCGAAGCTAGAAGGCTCATCAAGGGGGGTAAGATAAAGAAGGTCATCGACGTTCGCACCATCACTGAATACCGTGCGGGTCACTACCCCAAAGCACTTCATATCCCTGTGGACAAGATCAATGAAAAGACCACCACAGAACTTCCCAAGAAGGGTTTACTCGTCTACTGCAACACTGGACAAAGGGCCAGATTTGCGGCAGAGAAATTAGAGGAACTTGGGTTCGAAGATGTCTATTACATCGCTGGACCTTATACAGGATTACTTTAAATATGAGAGTAGCCAATGTACCCCTCTTTCTTTACAATCCCTGGTGGTAATGTTTCAATCATCTGAACTTCCGCCTTGACCGATGTCTTGACACCTTTGGGTTTCCCTTTGGGTGGTATCATCAGAGTCTCTTCCTCTTCCTCTTCCTCTTCCTCTTCTGGGGTCTCTGGGGCGGGACCAGGGGCGGGACCTGGGGCGGGACCAGGGGCGGGACCAGGGGCTGGCTCGGCTTCGGCTGTCTTTTTCTTACCAAAGATGTAATTATAATTTGTCGCTATGACGAGAACGACTACAACTAGAAAAGTTCGAAGGAGTCTATAATCGATACCTTTCATTATACATTAGTACAATATTTTTTTAGATGTTCAAGACGATCATTTTCACGGTTCATAAATATTGTGAGTTGAGTGACATTACCTTTGAGTGTAACAAGTCCATGCTGCTTCAAAGATGTGACATTTTCGACCCGTGTTATATCAACCCAAGACATCTTTGAACTCGGTGTTTTACTGTGATGTATAGCTAAGACAGCTGCATCCCTCTTCGTCTCCCTAGGAACCTGGTCCCCATCGCAACATATTACAACGTGTGCACCTGGATAACCACTCGCATGCACCCACCAACACTTTGGGTCACTCGAGTTTGTAAGCATATCATTCTCTTTCGCTGTTTCTCCGACGTATATGGTTACATCATCTTGTGATATATATTGGTACATTTATGTTATTCGATGTTATTCTTTAATATTTTCATCGATAATCCTATTCAAAGTTCCAACCAAAATATATTTATATTCAGTCTTAATTAACTCGCCACAATGTATACCAGTCCAAGTAGCTGGAAAGAATATGAGTTTACCTTCTTCTGGTCGTACTTTTCTACCATTTATAAAAGCAGTTTTACCACCTTCATCTTCTTCTAATGTATTTAAATACCACATAAATGTGAGAATTCTACTTGGGTGTTGACCAGAATAATCAGAGTGCCATCTATACCTCGAACCTCCTGAAATTCTTTGTATGCTTATACAATGTAGAGCAGTGGTAGTTCCTAAACTAAAATGTTTCACGAAATTAACATCACCATCTATCCCAATTGTTTTATCTAAAAACTTCGTAAATTCTTTTCTGTATTCTATTAAACCCTCTGTAATAAAATATACGACCTTTTCATATAACTTGCCCCAGGTTTGGGGGTATTCCGTGAGATGGATTTCTTTACTATCTTTCCAACTCTTATTCATTGAATTACCTACTAACCCATCTTTAAATTGATCAGAATTACTTTCAAATTTTTTAATGATAGCTTTACATAGATTTGATGGTAAACTGTTTTTTATTTCATAAATGAAACTCTCATCCATATATTAAAGATATATTTATAATCTTTAATATATGCACGTCGTTCTTAAGCCCAGTCCATCTGTGAGTCATAAGTATCGTGTGATTCTTCCAAGTAAAAGAGCTATAGATTTCGGTCAGAAAGGTGTTCAATATTACACAGATCATGGCGATGCTCGTCTCATGCGTGCACATCTTATTAGGAAAGGTGCTGTGATTCCTAAGAAGTTGCGGATAGAGACAAACCACCGTGAAATTCATCGGGGTATGTTGGGTGTAGATGAAAGTGAAAAGGAAGATTGGGAAGATTTTTTTAGAGCTGAATACTGGGAACGGTGGTTGTTATTGTCCTATCCGGATGTCAACAAATCCAAGCTATACATGACAATGACCAAGGGTGTCCTTTTCATGCCCCAACCAGAAGATTTATGGTTTTGTGAAGACAGTATTTTCAAAGACCTGTAGAACCAAATCCACCAGAACCCCGTTCAGTATCTTCTACTATGTTAATTTCCTCAATTGGTGGCGTTTCACAACGCTCAAGAACAAGTTGTGCGATACGATCCCCCTTCTTGATTTCAAAGTCTTTCTCTCCATGGTTGAACAAGACGACTTTAATTTCACCGGTATAATCGGGATCAATAACACCCGCACCAACATTGATGCAGTGCTTAACAGCTAGACCCGAACGAGGAGCTACACGACCATATACACCTGGGGGGAGTACAACTGTAATACCAGTACCTACGAGAGCTCGACCAGCCTGGCACGGAACCATGGCATCTTCGGAGCTATATAAATCATATCCCACAGAACGATCAGAGCCACGAGTAGGCACAATAGCATCGAAACAAAGTTTCTTGACCCCGAGGGACATCTATTTTTATTACAATCTAATTCCTTAAGTCGGTGGTTGACCAAATCTAGGTGAAATACCATTTCTAGCTCTTTCTTTATATACAAGCTCAAGTAACCAGAGAAACATCTTACTATAACTAGTTATTTTTCTTCAAATATGTGAGTGTACAAATACCACAACTGAAAATATTTATGAAATATTGACACCCCAAGATATACAACTTGGTGTATACATCTTCATATGCATAAAAGTAAGACAAATATAAAGTCATACATGATTCATAACCAACACGAATCAAAACATTTGATGTGTGATACAACTTATTAATTGCTGGGTACAAGGAGCTGTTTCTAGGTGTAAGTCTTCGAATAGTAAGTAAAGATGTATCAATTTCAACTAGTCCCACACGACTGACGATAAAAGCTTCATATGGGTACAAGAGGGGTCTGAGAAGAGCTAAAAGACATACCAAATGATGAAGTACGATCAAACTTCTGTACCTATGTACAATTTTCGGTTGGAGAAATATCCACACGAGGTCGTAAGACATGTATGTCGTAAGGGCGTGCGTCAAAAACATCGGATACACCACGTATCCAAAGACTGTCTCGGCGATACATAATACAGAAAAAGGTGCTAGAAATGTTAATGAAGCCACATCATGAATAAGAATGGAACGATCCTTATTCATCCTGTGATAAGAGGATATTTTTGCACTCAAAGGGTTTCGAACCCCTGACCTCAAGCTTACTAAGCTTGCGCTCTACCACTGAGCTATGAGTGCGGAATGCTGAGAGCGGGGTTCGAACCCGCGCGTGCGTAGCACAAACGATCTTAAGTCGTCCTCCTTAGACCACTCGGACATCTCAGCCTTTTACGAGTATCATGTGAAGATAGATTATTATTCGTTAGGTGGATGAGACCAGATAAATGAGGTAGCTATATATTTAACACCCTTTTCAACCTTTTTACCTCTGTGATAATAGATCCACGATGCAGGAAACAATACCAATTTACCAGCTTTAGGCTGAACAGATTTACCACAGGCAAAATCTGTAGTTCCACCACATCCCTCCTCTACATCATTCAAGTACAAAATATATGTAAGTAAGCGACTATTTCCAGGAAGTTTTGCGTCATGATGCCAGCGATAAAATCCATCTTGTGTAGTTTTTTGAATTTGTGGTTTACCTATATAAACATTTTTCAAATTGTTTTCAAGTAGTTTTTTTTTCATATCTACATCCTTTTCATATATATGAGTAGCATAATCACCCAAACTTGACCGCACAGAGTCAAATATTATTTTCATGTGTACCTCCGCCTCTTTCCGCCAAGGTCCTTCAATAGTGTTAAGTGGTACGTCTGTACTCACTTTAATATTTTTGTTTACACCACCCATTGTGCCACCTGGGCGTTGAGCTGACTTATTATTTTCAAATAATTCGATCAGTTCATCACAATATTTACGAGACAGATGTCCCTCTTTTTCAAAGATAAGGTCTTTCATTGTTATATATTGTGTATTGTGTATTACGCTTTAAGCGTCTAAAGACTCTTTACTCCACACAAATCCTGTAAGTACATACTTTTCACCCTTTTCAACCTTTTTACCTCTATGAAGATATGTCCACGTCGAAGGAAATAATACCAATTTACCCACCTCTGGTCGTATAGATTTACCTGTATAAAAATCTGTTGTTCCACCGGCTCCTTCTTCTACATCGTTCAAATAAATCAGATATGTGAGTATACGACTATTTGATGGTCGTGCATCATGATGCCATCTATAAAATCCACCGGTATCCATTTTCTGCAATCTGGGAAAACCCAAGTGGAAATTGTGTAACGGGTATCCTAGTTCGTTAAATTTTTCTATATCGTCTTCTACGAGTTTCCAGAAGTAATCTCCAACAGCTCCACGGATTTTATTGTTAATATATGAAGCTTCGCGTGAAAATCCATTAGCAGGATATAATGATATATCCGTAGTTATCTTTACATTAGGATTATACCCCCCGACAGTTTTACCTATATTCTTATTTTCAACTGCATCGTAACGCTTTATCAAGTTATTACAAAAATGGGGGGTTAAGAAATCATCTTTTTCGTAAATAAATTCCATTACTGTATTGAGTATTATTATCTTTAAATCATCTCGCATACCCAAATCCAGCAAATATGTACTTGGTACCATTTTCAACTTTTTTACCCCTATGAAGATAAGTCCAAGTTGTAGGAAACATCAGTAATTTTCCAGCTTTGGGTCTCACAGATTTACCTAAGAAATCGGTACTACCACCATCTTCTTCACTCATATCATTTAGGTAAATGATGAATGCCAATACACGACTACACCCATTTAAAGCAGAATCTATATGCCATCTATAAAATCCCCCGGTTCTTGTTTGTTGTATTTGTGCTGCATCAAGTTCTACACGGTCTATAAACATATCTGCTTGCATCTGATTATACAATTTACTGTCGATTAAATGTTTCTTATATTTGTCTAACATTTCACCAGTTTTAGACCGAATAAAATTAAGTTCTTGTTCCCATTGTTTTCCATGAACTTTCAGATCGTAACCTTTTTTAATATGAAGTTGAACTCCACCAGCGGTTAGACCAGGTTCTAGACGACCTTCATTTTCGATTTTTTTTACCAGGTTTTCACAGAATTCTTTTGGAATGAAATCTTCACATTCATACACAAACTCCATTACACTTTATAATGCTAAAGTCTTTAATAATCTTAACCTTTATTATGAATCATATGATGATATCAAATCTTTAAGCATTTCGGTGGTGGTTCGAACGCTGTTTTCTCTGCGAGTTCCTTACGCTGTTTCAATTTCTTGATATCTGCACCCTGGCAATCATGTTTTGGTAGGTGAATACAACTCGGACAGAAACTTCCTTCACAGTATTGACAATCAATGGGTACACCACATTTTTTCTTACAACGTTGGCAAGGCATGCTATACTATCACCCCCCATTTTTAAGTTCGTGAACAACCATCAAAAACGCAACCGGGTCGTGCCAATACGAACCCACCGTCGCGTTCGGATCTTCCGGGTCATACGACTCGTCACCAAATAAGAAATCAACACCAAATATAGCTATACTCGGAATATTGGTTGCTGGATACCGCTTCCCAGATCGCCTCATTTCGACAGAAACCTGACGTTTTTGGAGGTTACAATGGTTACAGAGTGGTTGGAAGTCGTCAACCGTTTGTGTCATAGCATCTAACACTCTAGGGTCATTGTAAAGATCGTTCTTGTGGTCAATCACAATACTCGACCTACAACCACATACGACACAAGGTTCATTCTGGAGTGCTTCACGAATGTCGTTTCGAATCGGACGTTTAGATTCGATTTGATCCGGATTCCAACCATCCATTTGAATATGCGTGATTTTACGTTGTTTACCTCTCACAAATTTCCAAATGTACCGATCATCATTCCAGGGGCGATTGTATCGGATATTACCATTTGTAGACCACGGAAGTCCGACATCTTGAATCTCCTCGATGGTCACTTCCCGGCTAATACCACTCTCATCCGGACAAAAGAGACTATCGATGATGTTTAAACGATCTTGGCGAACCATTTTTACTCATCACCTAATTTCATATCACTTAGGCTCTTAAAGTATGTTTCATCAAGTTCGGATCCCACGAATCGACGACCCGTCTCTTTACAAGCAATCGCAGTCGTTCCACCGCCAAGAAATGTATCTACGACGACATCACCTTCGTTTGAATGCTTCTTAATGAGCTCTTCAAATAGTTTGATACTCTTTTGAGTAGGGTGAAACCTCTTTTTACCCCCTTGGATTGGAAATTCGTAAATTCCCTTGTCGTATTCACCATTGAATGTTGGTTTTCCTTTCTTCACTCCTAGAAGTGCAATTTCCCTAGAGTTTGTGAGATAGTTCACTCGAGAGTTTATGGGTTGTGGGTTCGTCTTGATCCATTCGATGAAACGTAATTGTTTAAACTTGTACTTTTCCATGAGCTCTTTGAGATGTGATAACTTCCAAAGATCAAAGAAAATAATACACGTCCCACCATCCCTCAACTTCTTGTAGTACAACTTCATAAAATCTTCAAGTGTTTCCATCGTGAACTTCTCATCCCACTCTCCATAATTTGTTTTGACACTATACTTTGTTCCGTAGATAGTTCCATACTTCAAGAAATTTTCCTTCGCATTTGGTGTTGTTTTAGCGGCATCATTCTCAATGAGATAGTCTTCCCACTCTTTTTCAGTCTTTGTTAAGTTCTTACCAGATTCAATTGCGTTATGAAGAGCATTCATACCGGTTTCATGTGAAATGATATACGGTGGATCCGTCAATATCAAATCTACAGACCCATCGTCCAAACTCTTTAAAAGA